AATTCTCTCTTACAAAGCTAAAAAGAAAGAAACGTGAGTTTATCGAGGCTGGACTGGTAAACAAGTTTGCACAGGAGTATATGAATGATGCCCGTGATATAACTAACGCTGCTTTTAAGATTGACCGTGTTCAGCATTATAACGGTGAGCGCAAGCTGATGAACAATTTTAATTACATTGTAGACAATGAAGAGGTAATACCAATCAATATTTACATTGGTGTTGACTTGGCAGCCACAGCAACGGCCACGTCTGATTATCAGGTTATAATGGTCATGGGCATAGATTCAGGTAATAATCGTTATGTTCTGGAATATTTCAGGGAACGTATACCAACATTCGACGTTCCGCAGAAAATAATAGACCTTGCCAAGAAGTATTCCCCGGTAAGGCGTGTGACTATCGAGACTGTTGCTGCACAGGAGATGGTCAGGGATATGGTTACCCGCATGTCTGCTAATGAAAAGAGATTAACGCCCGGGTTATTTAAGGGTGTAAAGCCTCCGGGCAGGATAAAGAAAGAGGACAGGCTTGAAACATCATTAGGTCCAATAGTAAACAGCAAGAAGCTGTATATAAAAAGAGAGATGACAGAATTAGTGGATGAGTTCTTCGAGCATCCCAAGCCGCGGAACGATGACCTTATGGATGCTCTTTACTATGCTGACTACTTTGCCAGAGCTCCAAAGTCAACAAAAATGTCAGTTGAAGATTTCAGTGGCCATAAAAGAAAATTTAAGAAGAACAGTAATAAAAAACTTTACAATTGGCTAACGGGTGCCCGCTATTAAAATAGTTTAAATAATTCTTGTGTTAATATAATATTATGTAGTAATATTAACCGATGCAGTCTAACTGCAATTCCTCGCTTTTGACAAATGAACAATAATACAATCTAATGCCGAACTTGCCTAATTATCGCAGGCAGGCTATGGGTGATGTGGTGCCAGCCATGTTAGAGCCCGGCGAATTCGTAATAAACAGAAATGCAGTCAATGCTCTAGGCGTAGACAACCTTGAGGTATTAAATGAATCTGGTGGAGCTCATAGCGCCATTGACCGTTTAATTGCCTCCGCTACATTAGCCAGCGCCCTGCAAAAAGCCCGACCCCCGCATTATCAAGAGGGTGGACAGGTGCGTGGTTATCAACAAGGCGATTTAGTTACTGGTAGCGAATGGAAATGGTGGGAGGAGGATTTGGATAAAATGACACCTGAAGAATATAAGGAATGGGACAGAAAAGTTAATATAGACCCTCAAACTGGATATGACTTGAGTTGGCAACTAGAAGGTATACCTGACCTTTCAGGGGAGGAGCTTCAAACACTGAGAGAGGCACATCGGATTTCACCGGGTGTGAAGGGACAAGAAGAGCTTCCTATTATGTGGGGCGGTCCTCAGCACGGTGCTTCTATGTTTGCTCCGGGCGGTGGTTATAGTGAGGCATATCTTTCGGAAGTATCCGGTATACCAATGGAAGAGATGGCAATAGATACTTCTCGTTATGAAGGTCCAAGAGATTGGAAGTTCAGAGTAAGTGGACCAGATAAAACATTCGATGTTCAAGCTGGCGATGTGGCGAGACAATATTGGGGTGACAGAAGTTTTAGTTATGATGACTTCCTTAGATATGGTGGTGTTGCATTAGAGGGACAAAGAGAGAGGGTAGGCGTTCACTCCCCGAGGGAAGAGCAACGGATGAAGTTTCTACAAGAAGCAGGCATGCAAGGCGGTGGTTTAGCCGGTTATCAACAAGGTGTTGGGGGATATAGAAATGGTGGCCCTGTAAAAAAAAAAGGTATTCATATAGGTAACTATCAAGATGGCGGTGAAGTCGGTTCCGCTCCTACATTCGGAAGTAAATCTTTAGCATTTTTAGATAAACAAATGGACAGATTAGGCATTGTTCCTGAAGAAAGAGATGTTTATACCAAGAATATATATGATTGGTCTAGACAAGTAAGAAATGTAGAGTCTGATAATAATCCTATGGCAGCTGCCGGAACAACTTCTGCTAAAGGAGTGTATCAGTTTACAGATGCTTCTGTTGATACTGGAAGAAATAGAATGGCTAATTTGGGATTTGAAGATAAATTTACTAGTGGTATTAGTTCTAATCCCCAAAAATGGTCAGATGAACAGGCTGATTCAATGTTTTTAGCTAATATGTTTGCACAAAAAGGTTCTGATAAATATTTGTCAGAAATAGGAAGAGGGGATGAAAAAGCCAGACAAGAGGCATATTATAAGTTTCATCATACAAATCCAGATGAAGCCACTACAAGTAGAGTAAATAAACTAATGCCTTATACTGCTGAAAGGTCTGATATGTCGGGCTCCGTTTTAGGTTATCAGCAGGGCGGTGCGGTTGAACAATTGCAATATACAGAGCCCCAAGTTCAGGGTAACAGTTTAATGGGCATGTCAAATGACAGGCGTGTGATGCCAGTATTACCTCCTGATGAATATGTAATGCGTCAGGAAAATGGAGAAATGACAATGTCTAGACAACAGGTGCCAAAACTGTCCACTGCTTATATGGCTGCCCTTGGCATGGAGACACCGCTTTCAAAAAGACAGAGAAATTTATTACAGAGAAGAGCGTTAAACCCGGAATCAATGAGTCCGCAACTGCGTGGTCTACTTGGTAAGGTGCTCTTGCAAAGATTAGGAAATGAACCGGAATAATGGTATTAGAAACAGACAAAAGAGCAGAGCGTAACCAAGAATTGTACCGTCGTTGGCGTGATTCTAGAGCCGATTGGGACACGGAAGCACGTTATGATATTGATTTCTATCATGGTAATCATTTCAGCCCTGATGAGATTGATGACCTGCGTTCCAGAAATCAGGCTGATGTGCCCATGGACAGGATTGGTCCGGCAATTGAAAAATTTAAAGCTGTATTAACATCCATTTACAATAACTCCAAGAGAAGATTCAGATGTAAAAGTTGCTTCACTATGGCGTGATATTGTCAGCTATGTGTGGGAAAATTCAAGTGGCGATGCCCAGTTGAAACAGGCTATCCATGACTATGCTACCACAGGTATGGGTTACCTGTATGTTTATATTGACCCTGAATCAGATTTTGGCAGGGGTGATGTGAAGTTTAATTGTGTAAACCCATTCAGGGTTTATGTGCCGCCGTCAACGCGCAACCGCTGGTACGATGATGCTGAAGGTATCATATTGTCTACAATACTGACGGGTGAACAGGTGGTAAGTTTATATCCAGAGCTTGGCCTGAGCGAGAATGAGGAAGATGGTGAGGAAGATAGTGAGGAAGAGAAAGGACTTATTCGCGATTTGGATACTTATATAGATGAGGATTATCCAGATTCACAGAATAAGAATATGCGCAATGTGTTTACGCCTGCCGAAGTTGATGACGCGGATTATTTTGAAAGACAGAAATATCAGGTTCTGGAAAGATTTTATAAAACAAAGGTAAAGTTTTACCGTGTATTGGATATGCAAAGCGGTGAAGAGGTTGTTTTAAGCGAAGAAGAATATATTGGTTTTATAGAAGATAACCAGCAGCGTGTTGAAGCGGGGCAGTATGAGGTTATACCCATAGAGCAGTCACGTGTAAAGGTTTGCGCTTCCATTGGTCAGATAGTGCTTTATGAATCAATATTGAATACAGAGCATTATCCAATAATCCCAATGCCAAACATATGGACAGAAACACCTTATCCTAAATCAGATATTTCCAGAGCCAGACCAATGCAGCGCCTATTAAACAAGTTATGGTCATTGGCTTTATCGCACGCGCAGGCGTCAGCGGGATTAAAATTATTAGTGCCGCTCGGCAGTGTCGAGGATATTGGTCAGCTGGAGCGAGACTGGGCAAATCCAAATGCTGTTATTGAAGTTGACAGTTCACAGGGCGAGCCGCACTTTCCAGCACCACAGCCGTTGGCAGGTGAGTTTTATAAACTGATACAGCAGTGTGAGTTCTATATTGACTTTACTTTCGGCTTGCCGGAGATGATGCATGGATTTGCTGAAAAGGCTCCGGAAACAGTAAAGGGTACGGAACGCATGATTGCCCTTGGTACTGAACGCCCCAAATCTAAACTGCGGGATATAGAATTCAGCATCAACAGACTTGGTAAAATAATATACAATCTTTCAAAAGGACATTATACATATAAGAAGATATTCAGGCTGGTACAGGCTAATAATGATATAACAGAGGTTATGGTGGCGCCATACTTGACATAAAGAAAGAACGTCATAATCTTGGTCAGCATGATTTACGTATAGAGCCCGGCTCTACATTGCCCACTAATAAATGGGCAGAACTTGGGGTATACATGGAAGCTTACCAGATGGGTATTGTAGATAAGGTGGAAGTATTGAAAAAGAATCCAGAAATATTTGATAAAGAAGGTATCTTGCGTCGCACAGAGGAGAAACAGCAGTTAATGCAGCAGGTTCAGGCGATGCAGGAACAAATAAAGAATTTGGAGGGAGACCTCCAGACAGCCCAGAGGGAGTCTGTGCATGATAGAAAACGGGTTGAGGTTGAGAAATTTAAATCTCGACTCGCAGATATTGCATCAGACGCCAAATCTGACAGGAGAGTTCAACTAAACAATCTACAAAACAAGGTGAAGCTCGAAGCGGAGAAATTAGCAAGTGTATCAAAAAATGCTGGTTCAGCTCCAGAAGCTTAAGAGACATCTATAAGGAGTAACAAATGGACGCAACACAGACACAGGCAACACAAGACACTGGCGATATTGAGGTAACTGATATGGATATCGTGCGGGAAGTAATACAGGAAGGT